CAATATTTCAGTTGACAGAATAGACCCTGATATTGGCTACGAGCCAGACAACATCCAACTAATTACTTATCGCTGCAACATTATGAAGCACGATCTGAAAGAAGATGCTTTGTTTAAGTTAGTCAATATGATCGAGACTACGAAGCGTCTGAACAAGAAAGCAAAAAAGCTGCGTTGATTCTAGCCCGTCTCTTAGTTTGCAAAGCATAACGACTGTCTAACAATTCTTCGCTGGCTTTCTCCCAGTTACCCGCATCAATAGCATCGAGCATATTCTCGAAGTTGAGTAATTTAGATAAACCTAAGTTATAGCACATATCCACTAAGACCAGTTGTGCTTTATCTGGCAATTCGTCAAAACGATTCATAATGCCACGCAGCTCTTTAAGACATTGTTCGATATCGTTTTTGAGCAAATATTCAGCTTCTTCTTGTGTGATACCTACTTGCTCAACGTTTCTCCCAAAACCCAGCGTAGCGTAGCCACTCGTACATTCATAGACCAGACGAGAAAAGCCTTCGTATTCTTTGATGTGATTGGTTAGTTCTGTGTATAGTTCATCTTTCATAATGTATATATCCTTAACTTGTTAGTTTTGCCTTTAACTTGTATCGGCTCTAATGATTGTAACTCATATTTTGTCGCTTGTGCTGTTGTTTCCCCTATCAGTAGATCGACACCAACATCTTTAGTAGCACTTTCTAAGCGTGCTGCTGTATTCACTGCATCCCCGATAGCTGTATAATCGAAGCGTGATTCACTACCAGTATTCCCTAACACAGCTATGCCTGAACATAGCCCGATACCAATACGAATATCTAACTGTGATTTATTTATCTCGTCTCGCATTTGACAAGCTGCTGCAATGGCTTTGTCCTCATGCTTGTCTAAATCTAATGGGGCATTAAATATTGCCATCATCGCATCGCCAATAAATTTATCGACCATGCCGCCATGTGCTTGCACTGCTTTAGTTTGGATAGTGAGTGCTTGATTCATAATACTAATAACTTCTTGTGGGTCTAGCCTTTCCGACATAGCAGTGAAACCCCTGACATCGGTAAACAAAAATGTGCAATATCTTTTCTCCCCACCTAACTTAAGCAAGCTGGGGTCTTTTTGTAACTGTGCAACTTGTCTTGGATCGAGGTAATGCTCAAACTGTTTTTTGATTTGCTGGCGTAATTTATGCTGTTTTCTGAAGTTTAAGTAGTAAGCAACACTGCCTGAGACAAATTCTGCGACTAAAGTATAGCTAACATCCAGTAAAATGCCCTTATTTATCATGTAAAGCCCATATAACGCTGTAGAGCCAAAGATTGCAAAATTAAGACCTAACCCTAACCAAACACCACTAAAAGAGCTTACAAGCCAAATAAGAAAGACCGAAATAACCAATAATCCCAGTTCAGCAGATAAATGCCAATATGGGATGCTCGGACTGTCGACTAACATAGATTCGGCAAGAGCTGCTTGTATCTTGTGTGGTTCTAACAAGCCAACTGGTGTTGCTAGTTGTGGCATCACCCCTTTAGCTGTGACACCAACAAAAACGAATGTACCAGCAACATCCATGTCAGCTAATGTCGTTTCTTTGGTCTTGACCCAACTAATCCACTGTCGTCCTAAACTGTCCACCTGTGTCTGTGGCAAGCCCCTAACTTTAATTTCTTCTATGCCAGCTTCATTGCCCTTAATAATAAATGTGTCTGCTCCCGCTAATGTTTTTAAGACTTGTGTGCCAAAACTCGGAATCCACCCATCGGGTGTTTGTAACAGTAAGGGTAAACGTCTAACAAGATTATCGACATCGACTTTGGCTGACACCATACCCTCAAGAGTGACATCAGCAATCTCAGGGATATTAGGTAAGTAGCCATCCAAAGGTATGCCGTTAGACAACTCACCCAACATGACTGTGCCAACTGGTTCAGGATACAGTCCATTGTCGTATTCGAAGGTAGCGACCACTGTGGGTATATCAGATTTTAAGTAGTTAATGAAAACAGGGTCGCCACCAAATCGATCTTTATCGACAAAACTAATGACCCATCCTACACCAATCGCACCCCTGTCAACAAGGTCTTGTTGTATCTGTGCTAGGCGTTGTCGTGGGAAAGGATAACCGCCTTCTGCTCTGACATCTTCTTCAGTGATATTTAAGATCGTAAAGTAGCCAGATGGTTCTTGTTGTTTAACTAAGGTATCGAAGGTTTTGAGTTTCAGTATTTCTAATGCAGGCAGTTGTAGAGCTAGTGGGATAGCTAATAAAGCGGTAACCAATAAACCTAATCTAATCATCCTTCTTGTTTAATAGTAATAGTTGACGATGAACCATTGTTTATCTTAACAGTATTGGACACGCCATCTTGGATAAATATAACTGTGTAAGATTCATCAGCATTAACAACAACTTGTGCTGATTGATTAACCTTTCTAATCAACGTCAGTTCTGTGCCTTGCAAAATAGTCGTGATTTGCGTTTCAGAATCTTGCCCAAAACTTGTGCCAACTAAATCTACCCCATCAATAACATTCGCCAGCACATCAGTTTCTTCTTGATTATCTAAAGCATCGATAACATCTAATAAATCTTCTAAGAAATTAACATCAAGATAATCGATGTCCAATTCGGTAAAGTCTAAATCTTCTTCAACTAATAAATCTTCTTCAAGATAATCAATATCAAGATCATTAAAATCTAACAAATCATTTTGTTGTGTCTGCTGTTCTTCGCTGACTAACTGTTCTTCTTTAGGTGGTGAGACAATAAGCATATTGTCGATAAAGTCTAGGGTAATATCTAAGGTGACTGGTTTAGATGGATTGGCTTCGTAGACACTCGTAGTTGTAGCTTGGTAAGGTTTATTCAAGACAACTTGACCTAGAGCAGTTGATACGACTATTTCGCCACTAGGATTGCCAAATTCATCGGGTAACAAGATAATTAGACTTCTACCTGTCTCATCTACTGTCACTGTAAAATCTGTCCCCCTGACTGCAATATCGGCTGTCGGTGTCTTGAGGTCTATGTTGTTCTTATTAAGATTGCCTGAAACAAACCTGACTGTGCCTAAAGCAAAGTTTAATGACATTGATGAGTTGTTAGGATTAGGGTCGTAGATATATTCGTCAATAACTAACTTAGAATGTTCTGTTAGTCTAACAACAGAATCATCTAAAAAAGTAATAGCGATGCGACCCTTTCTTGTTTGCACATCGTCATAAGAATTTATGTCAAAATCTAAGACTGCTGGATAAGGAGCATCTCTAACGATTTGCCCGTAGCCCCTAAGTTCGGTGATGTCGCCTATTGGTTCAGCATGAAGTGGATGTCCCACCATCACTTTGAACAATACAGAAAGTGCTGTTAGAAGTATTGGTTTCAATTTTTAACCAGTCCCTTGCTAATGTTGATGATTGTGTAATGTTAAAAGTATTGCTAGAACCTGTTAGGTCAAGATAGAAATAACCAGAATCAGATGCAGATGTTCCTGCATAACCACTGCCTGAGAATGTCAGTTCGTTGCTATCGCCAAAAATATCGACATAGTTAGTAGCGTTCTCATAGTCAATATCGAAGTTAAACTCGTTGCTATCGCCATCGATAATCCAATCGAGATCGAGATAATCAGCGTTGGAGTTTTCAGCAATATTAACATCAAAAGTATTGCTAGAGCCTGTAACATCAATATTGAGATTAGCATAGTCAGCCGAATACAAAGCTCCACTGTTGAGCAACATATCGTAGACGTTGCTATCACCATCAAAGTTAAAGTAGCCAGTCACATAATCTGAATCTATGGCATCTGACCTAAAAATATTATTGCTACCAATCTGATTGATAGTCAGCGTCATATCAATACCATCTAAGTCTAAGGCTGTCATAGAGCCTGATGTTGCTGATGTGCCACCAATGAGGTTGCCAGAACCTAGCTGTTCTAGCTTAATTGTTGCACCATTGCCTGACTGATTAATAAAGATTTCATCATCGGCAATCATGCTGAATGATAGTAGTAAAAGTAAGAATCGCATCATTGTCCTTTGTAAGACCAATAACCCTTTTCTGCTCCTTGTCTTATGATGTTAACAATACCAATTTCAAGTGCTGATTGCAATGCGATGGACTTGGATTCGTTCATAGCATTACCACTTTCAAACTCTACTAGCTTTGTGCCATCAGCGATATATCTAAAGAAATCGTTAGATAAACCAACCGATAAAATAGTTTTAGTTGTTAGATTTTCAATCAAGACCTCACCTGTGCTAACGGAAACCAAACGAATCGATACCACAATAGTATCTTCACGATATTGCTTAGAATTACCGATACCAAGATATCTTGCACCCATGCCACCTGTTAGCAGGTTTGTGTTGTAATCAACCACCCCACCCTCAATGATAATGCCTGCAAACAGCAAGGGTAATTGCTCTGTATCATCATCAAACTTCTCTCTCGTTGACCTAATGATCTGACGTTCTCTAGTCAAATGATCTATGCCTGTCCTTTCCACAACACGAAAAAACCCTGATTGTTTTAAGGCACGTATTAGATAGGTTTCTGGTGCTTGAGTTAAGGCTGAACTAAAACTAGCGTAGCCATCGACACTTTTACGCTGTCCAGTCATATCTTCAAACTTATAAACAGCAACAATAGGTTGCACATTGGGTCTGGGTAATGCTTTTATCTCTGCTGTGATAGGTTCGTTGATAAAGGCATTTTTAGAAAAACATTCAGCTTTACCGACAATAGTAACAACATCTTTATAATCCTCGTCAGGATTGGTCAAACAAGGTGAAACATAAGACAGATGTGTGGCACAGCTAGAAACCAAAGTCCCCAATAGGAATAGTGATAGTAGTTGTTTCGCCAGTCGTTTCATTAAATATAGTCATTGTAATGCTTATGCCATCTGAATACCAAGTAATGATATTTTCAAACAAAGTAAACGTACCTTCTGTCGCTGGGTTCTCGCCAAAGAGCTGGTCGACTAATTGTCTCGACAGTTGAGCATAGACCCTAGATTCAAAGTTCTTTAGAAAGCGAGCTAATGTTGTGTTTTCCGCATCTCGTTCTAACTCATCTTGCAGTGCTTGTATTTCTGCTCGCAATGCTTCTTTCCTAGTGAACTCTTGGTTTTCGATAGTCAGGTAATGACTAGATGTGCCAACCCCGCTAAAAGATGGGTTTTTAAATTGGAACTTTATCTCATCAGCAAGGACAGGGAGCATTAAGATTGGGATTAAGTAGAGAACGCACCCTGTCCTCTTACGCTTATTAAAATAGTATTCGTGTAGGTCGTAAGAATATCCTCTGTCTTTAGTCTTTTCTTTGGTCATCTCTATCTGCCTTTGCTATCTTGTTGGTGTCTATTAGCTGTGGGACACCCAACATAGTTTTAATCATGGTGTCTTGTCTGATGATTTCATTATCAAGACTACGCACTCTATCTATCAATGCTACCAAGATACCATGCTGTGAATCAAGTTTAGTGCCGAGCCTTTGTTCCATCGCACTAATCTGCTCTGCAACTTTTTCATCAACAACATCTAGCTTATTCTCCATGCCATCAACTATCCGCATAATTAAACGATAGATAAACCAGCCTAAACCGAGAGCGGCAGCGATAGGAAAACCGACTTGTTGAATGATAGTTACAATGTCTTGCATAGCAACATTATAGAAGGCGGGCTGATAAAAGGAAAATATGAAAAGGGTAAACTAAGGAGATTCCGAGTAATTACCAGCCCTAAACTAATATGAGTAGTATAGCAACTAAAGTAGTTGCTAAAAAGCCAGTAGTAGCATAAATGGCTATATCTATCTTGCCATTAAGGGCTTTGATCTCTGCCTTGAGTTCTTGCAGTGTCGAAAACACTGTCTTGGATTGTTCGTGACATTGGGCTAAATGCTCCTTCAGATCAGAATTAACCTGTGTAACAGTAGCCCTTGCCATTTTATTTATCTTCTTGTTGTAGTATTGCTTGTTGCTCTAGTTGATTAGCTTTTTGCATATAGTAATTAGCTAACTTCTCTAGTTGTGTTATTTGCTTTTGCAACTCTTCAACACTTGGCTTACTTTCTTTTTCTGCCATTCTTCACCCCTTTTCGTAATGAAAGATAATCTACAAAATCATATACCTTTTTGTTCCAATCTGCTTTGGGTTCAGGGTATAAGCGTATAACGACATTGGCTAATCCAATGAAAGCCAATAAGTATAGTAATAAGTCAAATATCCACATAATGAATTAACTCCAAATTGCACTACAAACTGTCTGAACGAGAGCATCCTCGTTAGAGTAGTCAGTAGCATCACCACCATCTGATTGATACTTAGATAAATGTTTTGGTCT